CGATGGATCAACTGAGCATATTGTTTCTTGGTAAGGGAGCCAATCTCCTTGGATGCGCATTGGAGAGTAGAAATAATCTCCAGGTAATCCGACTGTGGGGAGTTCTTTGATAACGTTTTGTGGATCTGAGCACCAGATGATTGAGTCAGGGGCAGTAGTAGGATTAACAGAGGTGACAATAAGGTCAGCCATCTTGAGGGGAAATTTTTCTGCATCGGATAGTGATGTATCAAGCATGAATTGCAACATAAAGTTGCTACGACCCATGGCTGCTTCCCGTTCGAGGAGGTCATCATCAGCGAAGCGGTCAGGGTCTGTCACACCCCACGAATCAGCACCTTTATCTATATCGGCCACTAGCTGTGGCGCTAAGAGCCCTTCGTACTGACTTACCTTGCGAGGATACCTAGCAGGCCAAACAAAGGGCTTATAGGACCTCTCAGCTAGCTTACGATAGACAGTAAAGGTTGTCTGTGGGGTACCAAGGATACAAATACGAGAATCATCTTTTGGTGTAAGGATTGATTCAATTTCAGTGGTAAGTTGTAACAGTTTTTCCCGCATAGTCTCAGTAAGACTGTTACCAGGCACCTCGATGTCGTCAAGGATCATTAGGTCAGCACGGCTACCAGTAAGTTGACCAGTGATTCCCACTGATTTAACAGACGGAGCTTGGTGAGGAGAGCAGTTAACGTCAAATGATATTCTTGACCAACGGGAGTCATCAGATTTAGGGCGCAAATGAGAAAGCCAGGGTGTTTCAATGATCAGTTTTTGTAGAAATATGGACATGTTATCGGCCCGTTCTTTAGAGGCCGAAATAATCATGATTTTTTTTTCACGGTCATTGAAAAGTGTCCACAGAACAAAGGCTCCTGTAATCCATGACTTTCCCACACCACGGAAAGCTTGTATTTGTAGACGTTTAGGACCAAACTGAAGGTAGTCTGCGATTGCATATTGTGCACGGGTGGGCGAAGGAAGATCAAGCTGAACCCACAGTGCTTGTAGGAACAGCTTGAAGTCATCTTGCAACGCCTGAACGACGTTGGTCATGTATTACTCACCCTTCATTTTGGTGTTGTATTTTTTACCGCGCCAAACAAATGTCTTTTTACCAGCACGTCGGGCTTTAGAAAATGCTTGGTCAAAGTTAGAAGCAACTGCTTTACGGCTAAGGTCTTTTTCCTTTGCTTTATAATTACTGCCCATACTGGACATAGGTTTGCCAGTACCTTTTCTAGCTTTTTCTCTAGCCTTTCTTTTGCGTAATTCTTCTGCAGCAATCTGTGCCATCTGTACTGCAGCAGCCGATCCATCACCAACAATGCGACGGGCGGCAGCATTGACTACATTACTAGCCATTTGACCAGGTTTAATTTTTCCAAGCTTGGTTCCTGGCGTAGGAACCTTAGATTTAGCAACAGGAGTACGTTCAGTGCCGTACTTATTGACACCACCACGTCGTCCAGTGTCACCGCTCATAGTTACGCTACGGGGGGCAGGACGGTTAGGACCTTGTTGTGGAGCAGTACGTGGGCCTTGTGCACCACGAGGGGCACCAGTACGGGTTCTGGTTACACCACGGCCACGGGTAACACGATCTTTAGATCCAGTTGCACGAGCTGTCTCTGAACCTTTAACACGTTGTGCACGACGCTTGTCAGAAGTTACAGGTTTTTTAGCGGTTGTACGTCCGCGACGATTGTAAGTACGTTTTGCCATTATTAAAAAGGACGATTAAGAAGTTGCCATTTTTTGCCATCCCAGCGGTAAGTTTTGTTTCCAACTTTTTTGGTCTGGCCTTTTTTGTGTGTAAGTCGTAGTTTGGTATCTACAAACTTAATTGCACCTTTGAGTTGCTCGACAGCATTAACGCTACGATTTTTTGTACCACCAGTGCTACGGCGGTTTTCAGCACGTGAACGTGTTCGTTCAGTTTTATCTGAACCACGGGTTTGCCGCATACCAGGTGGGTTAGAAGGCATGGGTTTCCCGGATGTACCGGTTTTAGCTTGTGATTTAGGTGTAGCAGACTTAGTTTGCTGTACAGGCTTAGTAGGCGTAGTTTTTGGTTTAGGGTTGGCAGGATTGTCTCCAGCCTTGACCATTGCGTCGTACTTAGCAAAGATTTTTTTCTGAGCTGGTGTTGGGTTTTTGAGCTTGTTTCTGTTTGCCTTAGCAAAAGCAAACATTGCAGCGGATAGTTTATTCGTGCCAGTTTTTTTTGGTGGTTTACCTTGCGCTTGGTTGCTGATTTTTGCAGCATCTTTTTCTTCTTTTTTTGTAGGTTTACCTAGCCCAAAATCTTTTTGTGCGTAACGTGCCATTAGTTAATGTGAGATAAAATCAGAGTTTCTCTAAGACGATTGATACCGTATGTTGCTCTCATCCACGAGAGCCAATTGTTACTTCCTTTATCCTGATTACACTTTTTGCAGCAAGGAACGAGGTTGCTTGTAATATCTTTTCCACCAAATGTTTTAGGGTGAACGTGGTCAAGTGTAAGTTCGTGTAATTCATAAGTCTCTCCACAATAGACACAAGTTTTTCCAAAGTATTCTTTAATACTGCGCCTCCACAGGCGCTTAGCTTCTGGAGACGTCATGGCTATTAGGTTGTAAAGGTAGTGATCAGGAGTTGGAAGTAAAGGAGTCATGGACTATGCGTAACGTTGCTTCATGCGTGGACGGCGGCGATTTTTAGAGGCATTCTCTGTCTTACCTTTACCAGGTCCAGTATGAGATGCGTCTTTGCCGTCTCCGTTACCGTACGTGCCAAGTTTTCGGTTTAACTTGTTAGCTGCAGTACGAATCATAAGTCCTTTTTTAGTTTTATTATAGGCACTCTGCTGTTTAAGTCGTTTCTTACGTGCTGCAGAGTTAGATTTGTAGTAAGCGGAAGTATTCATCGGCCATATAACCTCGATTGAACGAGTTCAGGGTCAACATCTGGTATTACGGCAGCAAGTTTGGCAAGTGGACTGCTTTCCATAGCAACACCACTAATGTCATTAATCTTAAGCCAATCACATGCAGCCTTGAGGTCTTGTGTTGTAGCCTCGCCTGATTTAATGCGAGAAAGAAACTCTTTAGTTACCAGATTGTGTAGCTCGTTAAATTGATTCTCTGTAGCTTTTTTCTTAACCATTTCTAAGTACGATTTGGTCTAGTTTTCCTTCGATGCGTACCATATGGGCTTCCATACGGTCGATCATTGCTTTGAGTTCTGATTTAGAAACGTAGTCCTGAGCAACAGTCAGTTCTACGCCGTCAATACGACGATCAAGACCGCTGATGCGGTCATGTACGTTATTAATTCTTTGGTGTAGTCTGTTGTTCAGTGTTGCTCCCGCTGCTACTACTGCTATCGAGAGACTTACTATCGCTTCTATCATTTAGGGATACGATTGGTATGATGTCATGACACAACACCTCTACTCTGCTACCGGGTCTAAAAGTAAAACCGGCTTTCATAATCTCTGTACATTTCAGTGCACGAACCATCTCGTAGTTTAGCCGCATCTTCTGTTCGTGTCGTTTAGCAATCTGTTTGCACTGCTCAATCATGCCACCATCAAGTGGAAACATAAAATTGATCTGTGCACCGTAGTTGTTAGACCGAACGTAGCCATCAGACTCCATAGGAATCGTGTCGTTGCCCATATAAAAAGGGCTAAACGTCATCGTCGATCCATTACAAGAACTATTGGCTCCAAAGAATTGTCGTGATGGTGCTCCATTGTTCTGGAACTGCACAGCCTGGTTCGTAACATTTCCCGTTGCGGCTGCTACGGGGTTAGATGTATTTTGTACTTCAGGTTCTGCAAATGCAGGTGTTACTGCGAGAAGATAGAAAGCGATGTAGTAGTAGAAGTTTGGTCGATGCTTTCTGTGATATCGATTGTTTCCACTACACCTGCTGATCGTGTTGTCAGCTCTAGAGTCCAGGGGTCTCCAGCCGTAGTTACGGAAAATGTTGTACTTTCTCCAGCGATATCGGAACTGGGTGTAACGTTTGAACCACTCCATGATGAATAATCACCACCCATGATTTCTTGTTCGATAGTTCTTTCAATGTCAACCGTGGTGGTGGTAGTCGATTGCATTGACCCCTGAGTAAATTGTGGGGTTACAGTTTGTGCTGAAACTGGAGCAGCCAACAGCAGCAACAAAAGTAGCTTTTTCATTCTTCCTTTTTTTTAATGTCAGGTGATTTGGAATTCTGTTTACTGTTAGATGTAGTTA